GAGACGCCGCCTGTTGTAGTAGGGAGACGACCGTTTTGAGAAAAAATGTGTTAGCGCAATACGTTGATTTAGTGCAGGAAGCCGAGGAAGTGAAGCGCAGGATTGAGGATGCGGAAAAGACAATGATGCGGCTGCAAGAAGAAGGAGAAGTCACTGATACCGTCAAAGGCGGAGAAGGTGGTATCCAGCACTTTACGATTACGGGATTCCCTAGTCGTGATTACAGTCGCATGAGGACGCTGCTGCTGACACGACAAGCAACGCTTATTTCGCTGAAATCGGAGATCGAGCAGTCGATCAATGACGTTCTTGAGTTTATCAACGGCATCGAGGACTCACATGACCGGAGGATCGTCACGTTGCGGGTGATCGATGGTATGTCCTGGAAGCAAGTGGCCCGTCAAATGGGCGGTCCGAACACGGAAGAAGGCGTCCGTCAAGCCTATTTACGCATTTTAAAGCGAAAAATCTGAAAGTTGTCACAAATGTCACAAAACATTGATGTATGTTTATGCTGAAAAAAGTATCCGGCAGGGCCAAAAGCCTTGCCATTTTTTGTAGCCGGAGAACGTTGCAATGGCAGATAACACGAACACGAACAACACGAACGAAAACGAGAACAAAACTGAATACAACGGTCTAAGCACCGCGCAGTCCCCGATTTTTACCGGCCGCAAAACGATTTATTGGGAACCGGTAGAGCTCACGGACAAGGCTGTTCTTGCAATCGTGGGACAGACCATGCTTGCGCATGAGATCAATCGTGACGAAATGCTTTACCTGAAAAAGTACGAGAAAGGCGACCAGCCGATCTTCTACCGCGTGAAGCAGATTAGGCCGGAAATCTCGATCCACGCTTGCGCCAATTACGCAAAAATGATTACAGATTTTTCGGTAGGATACGAGTTCGGTTCCCCTGTCATGTTCGTGCAGCGTGCAAAGGACGACTTTCGCAAGGCAGATCCAAACCAGGACGACAAGAGAGTTGCCAGCTTAAACGAAATGCTTTGGGAGCAGGGCAAGTTTGGCAAAGACATTGACATGGCCCATGACTTCAAAACGATGGGGCTGGGTTACATGATGGTCTATCCAAAGCTGGAACAGTCAGACGACATTGCGCCGTTTGATCTTCTTGTCCTCAATCCGCTGAACACCTACTGTGTGTATTCCAACGACGCCTACAAGCGCAAAATGATTGGAGTCACGTATTCATACAACGTCAACACGCAGACGAGACGGATTACGGCATACACGAAGGACTTTGTTTACGAGATCCTTGAAAACGAGATCCTAAGCAAGACTCCGAACATGATTGGAATGGTCCCGATTGTCGAGTTCCGGAACGACGCGAACAAGATGGCGTGCTTTGAGGCGGTTATCCCGCTGATGGATGCTTTGAACATTGCTAATTCTGACCGTGTAAACGATCTTGCGCAGTACGTTCAGGCTATCTTGTGGCTGCACAACTGCACCATTGACGAGACGCAGAAGCAGGAGCTCAGGGAAGGTGGATTTATCCAGACGACCACGACTGCGGACGGTAAGGAAGCAAAGGTCACATACGTCACGGCTTCGCTGAACCAGGCTGAAACGCAGGCGCTTACCGACGACCTGTATTCGAGGATGCTTGAAATCGCAGGTGTGCCAGGACGCGAGAGCAGCAAAGGTGGCAATACCGGCGCAGCGATCCTTCTGTCAAATGGTTGGCAGCTTGCCGAAACGAAGGCAAAGACGATGGAGCCCATATTTACGGCATCTGAAATGGAGCTCCTTGAGATCATCATTGCTATTCTCAAAAAGGCGAACAACATTCCGGAGGAACTGAAAGGGCTGAAAAAGTCCGACGTTCTTGTGAAATTTAGCAGGAACAAGACTTATGACCTTGTATCGAGGACAACGGCGCTTGCGAACCTTATCAACATCGGAGTCGCGCCAGGTCACGCTTTCCCTGTTGTCGATGTATTTGACGACAACCAGCAGGTAGTCATTGATTCGCTGGAAATGATTAACAAGATCCTTGAATCAAAGATGCAGAAGCCCGCAGCAAACAATGTGGCTGCCGGCAACGGTGTCACGGTTGATGGAGTCAAAGGTGCGAACGACTACAACGCAGAACAGAACAGAGAGAATGATCCTGCAGAATGAGCCACACAACCTTAAAGTTTGACGAACTGAATAGCTTGTCCAGGGACTACTACGAAGAATACTTCGATGAAATGGGTGTCTCTGCGGAAGCGAAAAAAGATCGAGTGCTCATTGCAATGGCGCTGGAAGATGGCTTTCTTGATGTTCTTGCTTGGATACAAGTGAAAAAGGACCACGGGGAGCCGTTCTTCTACGATTCCATTTCACTGTTTGAGAAAGCATTTTTGCTTGCTGCGCTTACCCGTGTTCCGGACGATCAAGACATACGTGCGACTGCCAATGATTTTGCGGAGGCGGTTGCACTTTCCACTTACAACCACCAGGACGACGACTATTACTTGTCCGGCGAACGTGCAATCAATATGGCGGCTACGGAGTCCAATGCGATCAATTGTTTTGGCGAGCTTGGAGACGCAATCAAAGCCGGCATGACGGTGAAGAAGTGGAACACGATCATTGATGGCAGGGAACGAGAGTGGCATGAGGAAGTAAACGGCACTACGCAGCTTATTTCAGAGCCGTTTGTCGTAGGCGGCGAGCTTTTGATGTACCCGCTAGACACATCATTAGGCGCAGGAGCAGATAACATTGCTAATTGTCGATGTTGGTTGACCTTTGGGTAACGCTATGGAACAAGTAATCACCGGAAACAAGATACTGAGTCACCTTGACAGGATTGCAATAGCACGCACACCGATTACGGCAGACGTGTTCTTGAACAATTACTGCAATAACAAGTGTCCGTACTGCACTTATCGCAGGTGGGAGCTTGACGACGGTGCCCGTTTCATGCCCTACGGTGATTTTGTGCGTTACGCAAAGCGCATGAAGAAACTTGGCGTCTTAGGGATCATTCTTACCGGAGGCGGCGAGCCTACAATCTCACGTGATTTTGACAAGATTACGCAATGGCTTGAAGATCATAAGTTTCCATACGGCATTAACACGAACTTCAACCGGTACGTGCTTTGCCGGCCGCGGTACTTAAAGGTGTCGCTTGACGGATGGGACGAGGATAGCTACGAGAAGTCGAGAGGCGTAAGGAATTACGGAGTGGTCCGAGACAACATCATTCGCTATGCTGCCGAAAAGCCGCTGGAAACCAATCTTGGCATACAGCTTTTGGCCAAACATGTTGATGATGTTTACCGCTTTTGGGAGTCAAACAAGGATCTGCCGGTTGATTACATTGTGATTAGGCCGGTTGAGTCCACGAACGGCAAGTATTACAAGCACGCAGCCATTGATGATGTTCCAGGGACACAACCAGGAGAGATCATTGAGGCAATCAAGCAGGTTGCAGAGATTGATGATCGTGTAGTGCTCAACTACAAGTGGAACATGCTGGGAATGAGCTTTTCTAGCTGTATCGGCCAATGGTCACAGCTTGCCGTGAACGAAGTCGGGCAAGTCATGTACTGCTGTCACAAGCCATATCAGATTGTCGGTCACATCATGGACGATGATATTTTGTGGAAAAAGGCCGCAGCACTAAATGACATGCAAATGTGCGACGTTCCATGCCGGCTTACAGGTGTGAACAAAGACTTGCAGACGCTTGAAAACAAAGCAAAAGACTTTGAATTTATTTAACCGGAATCAGAAATGCAACAAGGTTCAAGCCCTTGTCCGGTTTTCTGTCTTAGAGAAAAGACGTTAATAAAACGCAAAGTGCAGAGAAGCACTTAAAACACCGCAAACCTTAGAAGTGGGGCAGAGAAGTCGCACTAAAGAAAATTCGCAAGGAGTCAAATGGACGAGGAAACCAAAGCCGTAACCGTAGAAACAGAAGAACCTGCCGGCGAACAGAAGCAGGGCAACACTCCTGAAGAAATGCAGGCTGAGCTTGCAAAGTACATGACAGAAGTGAAACGTATGAAAACGGCGCTGGATAAGGCTAGCTCTGACGCAGCCAAGTGGAAGAAGGAAGCTCTGGCCCACAAGTCGGACGCAGAACAGCTTTCCATTGAAAAGGCTGAGCGGGATGCAGAGATCCAGGCTGAGCTTGCAGCGCTCCGTAAGGAGTCCGCGGTCAACAAGTTCGCAAAGTCGTTCATCGCAATGGGATACACGGAAGATCAAGCAATGAAAGCTGCTGAAGCGCAGTACGGCGGCGACACTGATGAACTTTTCCGTATCCAGGCGGCGCATCAGGAAGAATACGCCAAGAAGATCCAGGCAGAGATTATGAGATCCATGCCTGCTCCGTCTACGGGAAATGACGACAACGTTCAGATTACCAAAGAACAGTTCAACGATCTGTCGTACTCCGAACAGGTGAAGTTCAAGAGAGAGCATCCGACAGCGTATGATCGATTAGTAAACTAACATCAAACAACCGGCTTATGAATGAGTAAGTCGCTTACCTACAAAAATTACGAGGTGAATTATGGGAACAGTATCTACTACTTCCGGAACCTATCTCGCTGACCTGTTTGATCCGCAGGTTATTGGCGACAGAATCAGAAACAAACTTTTTGACAAATCCGTTTTCGCGCCGCTGGCCACCAGGTACAACACCCTCGTCGGCAGACCAGGATCTACCGTCAGCCTTCCTTATTTCGGCAAGATCGCGCTCGCCCAGGTCGTCAGTGAAGGCACTGATATTCCGATCTACAAAATGACCGAGGACACGAAGGAAGTCCAGATCAAGAAATTCGGCATCGGCATCCAGGTCACAGACGAGTCCATCCTGTCCGGATACGGTGATGTCGTGAGCGAAGGCATTGACCAGATGATCGCTTCCCTCGGTGCTGCGGTTGACAATGACGTTCTCGCTGTTATGGCTGCACAGGCAGCGGCAGAAATGACCACTGATGCAGGCGCGATCTCCGCAGACGCTATTGCAGAAGCACTTACCCTTTTCGGTGAGGACATTGATGGCCCGAAGGTCCTGCTGGTCAATCCGCTTGGCTATCAGACGATCCGCAAAGCAAACGGCTGGATTCCTGGAACAGAAATCGGCGCAGCAATGATCGTTCGCGGCACAGTCGGCATGATCCACGGCTGCCAGGTCGTCGTTTCTAACAAGCTGGCGACTGCAAACTGCTCTTACATCGTCAAGCCTGGATCTCTGGCTCTGTACTACAAGAGAGATATTCTTGTAGAGCGCGACAGAGATATTATCAATAAGTCCAACGTGGTAACTGCGGATGTTCACCTGGCCAGTTACCTCCTGAAGCCCACCGGACTTATCAAGATGCCTGGAGCATCCTCGACCTGATAAGGAGATCGAATGAAGGTTTTTATCGCTGTCCCGTGTATGGACACACTCTCAGCTAAGTTTGCATCGTGTCTCGTCAACCTTGTCAATAACCCGCGGAAATACGACGTTGAAGTGGGGTTCCATGTTGGCAGTCTTGTGTATGACAGCAGGAACAAACTAGCTGAGAGGGCGATCAACTCAAATGCGGACTACGTACTCTGGCTTGATTCTGATATGACGTTCATGCCGGACACGTTACACATGATGCTGTTGACGCTTATCAACAACCAATTGCCGATATTGGCAGGGATTTATTACAGACGCCGGCCGCCATTCACGCCTACCATTTTCAAAGAAGTAACGATCAGTCATTTAGGTGTGAGGTGCGACAATTATCCGGAGGACGAGATACCGGAAAAGGATCTGTTTGAGATCGAGGGCTGTGGTTTCGGCTGCGTACTAATGCGCAAAGACGTTCTATGGAACGTTATGATCCAGCAAAATCAGGACGGGCTCTTGTTTTCGCCAATTATGGGTGTCGGTGAGGATCTGTCATTCTGTTGGAGAGCACGCCAATGTGGTTACAAGATTACATGTGATCCTACAATCGCACTTGGACATGAGATACAAACCACTATCACAAAATCGAATCGAGGTATTTTCCATGGGAATGTTGTTAAGACACAGACCTAACAATGCTGCCCCGTCAGCAGACGACGAGTTTTATAAGAAGGCTGAACAGGCTTACAAGGAACAGCAGGCCAAAGAGCAGGCTGCGGAAGCTGACAGTGCCAAAGCTCCGTCTCCCAGGGGACGCAAACGCAGAACAGAATGATCGAGAGAGGGCATCAATCAAATGAGTCTTAGAGAAGATGTTATTGACAATGTAACGCGCTATCTGAAAGACGCTGACGCTGAAATGATTGGTGTCCTTGCAGACCGAGCCATAGCTGCATACTCTGAATACCGCAATTATCCGGCACGCTGGACTGCGGATCAGATTCTTGCAGATCAAACGAGACATACAAGTTGCATTAGCGATCTTGCGTTATATGAGTGCATCCAGCAGGGAGCCGAATTTCAGTCAATGCACATTGAGTCCGGCTTATACCGTATGTGGAATAACAAGGGCAACATATATACTAACCACGGGATCGTACCTTTTGCGACGTTGTAGACGGTGCATGTCACAGGCGCCCTCCGACTGTGATGTAGGGAGTGCCCGTCAATGGGTGGCAAGGGCAAGGGCACATTTTATTAGTGAGGGAAATTTACATGAGGAACCTTATCAGACAAACACAAGATTTATGGTTTTCTGTCAAACAGTTCAAGACAGTCGGCATTGATGAAGTATCCGTGTATTCCAAACCGGAAAAACATCAGTTCTCTGTATCATCTTCCGGCAGCACACCGGAGACATACGCAGCCGGCATTGTTCCGGACTATGACAGGTACATTACGTCTTTTGACCGCAGCTTTAACCCGATTGAGGGTATGCAAGTGTGGGTAGACGTTGAACCCGAACTAGACGGGAACGGTGATCTTGTGCTTGATGAAGATGGATCCCCTACGGTTTTACCGGATTATACGCTGAGGCGTAAGGTAGACACGAAAATGGGGACCGTCGCACGCTATCTGATTAAGAAGAACGGAAACGAGGTGGGGGAATATGCCTACCAAGATAACGGTTGACGCTTTATCCGAAGAATCTTTAAGCAAGGCTGCGGATCGTGTACGGAAATATCAACGGGCCCTGGCAAACAAGAACAGACAGTTTGTTAAGGAGCTTGCTCACAAAGGAATTGAGGAAGCCGCCACAGCGTTGTCGGCCGACATTTATCCTCTTGATACCGAAGATAAACACGAGGCACCTACTGTCAATAATCCTCATGTGTTTGCAGGTAAAGACGGAGAAATGAGTGCTACTCTTAAACTCAGCGGTCCCAATGCCGTATTTGTAGAGTTCGGAGCCGGCACACATTTCAATGGACCTGCGGGCGCTTCTCCACATCCATTAGGCGAACAGCTAGGCTATACCATTGGTTCGTATGGACAGGGAAAAGGTCAATATGACTCCTGGGAGTATACCAAAAGTGGTACAACATACACTTCACATGGTACGCCGGCACTAATGCCATTGTGGAAAGCAAGTCAAAAAATGCGGCAGGAAGCCATTGGTACTGCCAAGTCAATTTTCTCGATTAAAGGAATTTAAACTATGGCAGAGATAGTACAAAACCCCATTCCTGATATTTACGAGAGGTTCAGAGAACGTATGATTGCTAGTTCGGTGATTCCGGCAGCAAACATCGAGTTCGGATCTTCTGATGTAGGCGCGGTATTGCCTTGGGTGTCATTTAAACCAATGACAAATTACACCTGGCTTCAAGCAAGGGACCTGAGCAATAACGAGTGCGGCCTGCGGGTAAACATCCAGATTGAATGTTTTGCCAAGAAAGAATCCAAAGCTATGCAGCTTGAGGACGCTTGCAAGGCTGTAATGTTCAACATGGGGTTCGATTCCAGCGGCTTCAACCAGCGCTTTAAAAACAATCAAATCCATCGTTACATAAGCCGTTATGAGCTCACCTATACCGGAGAAATTTACGACTTATAATATACAGCAACTATACCGGCAGTCGAACGGTGACTGTCGCTAACCACCACAAAATTTAGGGGGTAGTTATTATGTCTAAAGCAACTACAACTATCGGAACCATTCTTAAATTTGGAACCGCAGCAGGATCTCTTACAGAGCTTGCAAAGATCAAGACTTTCCCGCAGCTTGGCGGCGAGAGGGAGCAGATCGAAAGTACAGATTTGACCGATTCTATGGCCACATACGAGCCTGGCGTCCAGCAGGTGGAAACCATGTCGTTTACATGCAACTTCGTGGTTGCCGATTATCTGACCGTCAAGGCAAAGGCCATGACCGAGGGCTACTTCGAGCTTGACTTTGGAGCCACCGGCGGCAAGGCAACATGGCAGGGCAAGTTCGATGTGTATGTCAATGAAGGCGAAGTGAACTCTCTGGTGGAGTACACAATTGTTTGCTATCCTTCTACGGCTATCACGATCGCTGCAGGCGGATCTTCCACCTGAGAATGATCCACTAAGTACATAATAAGCGGAGGGAATTATGTATTATTTCAAAGTAAACGGTAAAGAGTACAAAGTACGCTTCACGTACAAGACAATCTGTAAGGGTGACGTTCTGGATAAGTTTTCTGCTGCGCTTAAAGTCGAGGACATGGGCGTAAAGGATATGCTTAACCATATCGTCACCGTTACGGCAGAGACACTTCTTGCCGGCCTTCAGAAGTACCACTCCAATGAGTTCGGGTACGACACTGAGGAGCAGAAGCAGAAGTTGATCGATGATATTTTTGATCTGTTTGACGACTATGAGGACGAGTCCACCGAAGAACATCCTCAGTCGGCTGCCACACTGTTCGTTGATCTCAAAGAGGAGTTGGAGAAGAACGGTTTTTTATCAGCCATGAGCCAGACCGCGGAGGAAGTGGAGCAGGCTATCGAGACGGCGGAGACAGTGAAGAAGGAGATGGAGACGGAACCGGTGAGGACGACGTTGATCGATACGACTCCTACCGAGAGCAAGTCTTAAACAACACACTTCCATATTTCCTAATGCTTGGAGTATCCGAGTCCCATTTTTGGGACTCAACACCGGCAGAGCTCAGACCATACCGCAAGATGGACGAAATGAACGAACAGCGCATTGACTATCATAATTGGCTGCTTGGACAGTACGTTATGAGCGCGGTACAGACTGCGGTAAGCGGTGTATTGGCCGGTAGAAAGTCGAGGGCTAAATACATTGAAGCTCCGCTATTCCAAAAGGTTAAGGAAGAAAAGAAACCAGATCCGAAAGCAGATTTCAACAGATTTAGTGCGTGGGCTGTAGTGTACAACGAGAATTTTAAAGCGAAAAGAGGGCAAGGCTAATCACCTTGCCTTTTTGTTTATGAGGATAAGTTTATGGCTGAACGCATTGATGAACTGCAATTACTCATAGGCTCCGATGCTTCAAAGGCCATTGAACAGCTTGGGAGTTTAGCTAAGGCGCTTGATACAGCGGCGAGCTCTGCTAGCCGTATGGCCGGAGCAACCAAAACTATTAGTTCTTTTAGCGTTGGGCTTTCGAGGATTGCAAATACAAATCTTGACAAAGCAATTTCAAACCTTGAAAGGCTGTCAAAACTTGATCTTAGCAACCTCAAAGATAAGAAAGTCAACATAGACATTTCTATCAGCGGCGCGGACAGGATGGACCGTATTCGTTTCGCGTCAGCCAAGGCTGAGAAGGATATAAGCAAAAATCTTTCTTCTATGGCTGGTGAGATTGGAAAGCAGTTTAACATGAGCGCCGAAGGCGTTTCAAACTTAAAAACTGTTCTTTCTGAAATTGCACATGAGGCTGCCGGTAATCACGATCTAAGTGCGGGGATTGATAAATTTAAAGATGCAATCCACAGCGACGCCAAGATTGCGGCTGCCGATCTATTAGGACTGAGGAACCACTACATCCAATTCATTAAGGATGTTTATAACAGCGACATTGATCCGTCAGAAATGTCCGCTGACGAAATGAAAGAGTGGAGCCGTGTTGGTCTTGAAAAAGCACTGAAAAAGAACGGAAGCACTAAAATCTCTGACTTTTTTGATTGGAGCATTGATGGCGGATCGTTTGCGAATATCTATTCAGATATAATTGATTCCTTTAATGCTCCGGACAATCCGCAGGATCAATTTGAATTACTCAGATTGAAGGTCGTTGAAGTTGCGCAAGCACTTAAAACGCTTGGCGATTCTGATGTTGTTAATGAAAAGATTGGCGGAGTCGCAGAAAACGCTACCGCAAAAATCCAGGAACTATTAGAAGTCGCAACATCAAAGCACATGACCGAGACAGCGGACAAGATACCGCTTGATCTCAACATTGACCAAACAAGATTTGAAATTCAGATCCAGAAAGCTATCGACAGAGCTACAGGCAAGACGTATGCAAGCCAGCCTATAAAGCTAAGACTTGACAATCAGCAGTTAAAAGAGAATGTGGAAGCTGCATTTTCGCTGATTGATCTTCCGAAGCTGCCTCAGTTTGCAGAGGGTTTTGCTAGTATTTCGGCTTCAATCTCCACACTAAACCAAACGAACATGAAGGATACGGGACTTAATCAGTTTACCAACTCCATTCGTCGTTTAGTGAGCACAGATACATCAAAGTTTGACATTAAGACGTTTGAAGGCATTGCAGCATCCATTAAGGATATTGCCGGTATCGGTGATGTGGGTAAAGGTCTCAACGGTTTTGTGTCGTCTATTGCCAGGCTTGCAAATGCAGGTGAAAAGACAAGTCAGACCGCAGAAGGCATGAAAAGATTGACTCCGGAGATCAAAACGGCAGTCAAAACATTCATTGAGCTCGGCACGATTGATACTGCTCTTACGTCGTTCATTGCGTCGCTGTCAAGACTTGCTACTGCCGGCAAAAAGACAGATGAAACGGCAAGCGGGCTGTCCAATCTGTCACAGGCAGTAATGGAGTTCATTAACGCTTTGTCGGGAGCTCCGGAGATTAACGAGAACATTGCAAATACGATCCAGGGCTTAGGGAACCTTGCGGCTGCGGGAGCTAGCGCTGGAAAGGCAATGAACAGTGTTATGAACGGCGGAAGCAGCGGTGGTAATGGCTTTGCCAAGACTGCGGTTGATACTTTTATCCGGTCATACATAAACGGTCTTAAAGGACTTCTCAATATTGCACTGAAACTTGGCGGCCAGGGTGCTGCGGCACTAGGAAATTTCTTAGGAAGGCTCAACCTGATCCCCACAAGTGCGAACTCAATTGACAGAACGGCACTTTCGTTCAGTAATCTTTTGAGGGCTGTGCTGCCGTTCTACGGCCTCCGTGGAATGTTCGAGTGGGGCAAGGAGGCGCTTAACGCAGGTTCATCTATCGTTGAGTTGGAGAACGTCATTGACACTTCCTTTGGCAACTTGAAAAAGGGCTACGAGGATATTTCCGGATACATTTACAAGTGGGCCGAAACCACTATTGATGCCTTTGGCGTATCTCAGATTGCTGCAGAACGGTATGCTGGCCGGTTGATGGCTATGTTCAATAGCTCAGGCTTTGACATTACCGAAGGCATGAGAGACAGCGCTGCAAAAATGACCACAGACCTGATCGAGAGAGCAGGCGATATTGCTTCCTTCTACGACATTTCAGTTGATGAAGCAATGACTAAGATGCAAGCGGGCCTCGCTGGGATGACAAGGCCGTTAAGAAGCCTTGGCATTAACATGAGTGTGGCCAATATGCAGGCTTTTGCACTGTCACGCGGCATTACGACTGCATGGAAGGAAATGGACCAGGCAACGCAAATGGCACTGAGGTATGAGTACATGCTTCATGCCACGCAGTATGTACAAGGAGATTTTGCAAGAACATCGGGTAGAGTTATTGCCCCTTGCTATCGTGAGGTAGCATAGAAAATCGAGCAAAATCGGTAAAGGCTAAGTTGACTTTATGCAAACGTTTGTGTAAAATCACCTTATGAGAAAATATTATATCTATAAAGCGACCAACCGGATTAATGGTATGTCGTACATCGGACAGAGTATGCAACCCGAAGAAAGGATTTATCAACATCACACTGACAGGAGAAATAAAAACTCAATATTCCACAGAGCGATTGATAAATACGGTGCTGATGCGTTTACGTGGACCGTGCTTGTGAAAGTAGACGGAAAGGAAAACGCAAACAAGGCAGAAAAGTATTTAATAAAACGTGAAAATACGCTTAAACCGAACGGATATAACATGACCAAAGGCGGTGACGGCGGTTCGATGTGGAATGTTAAACCTGTTGTTCAACTAACACTGAACGGAGAATTTGTAAACAGGTATGAGAGTTCGGCGGATGCAGGCAGAAATGGATATGAACAATCTGATGTAAATGCGTGTTGCAGAGGTGCAATACAAACTTGCAAAGGATACATATTTATGTTTGAATCAGACTATAAAGAACACGGTCCAAAAAGGTGGTTCAAACGTATGCCAAACAATGCCAAACCGATAATTCAGTGTGATTTAGATGGAAATTTCATAAAAAGATTCCCAATGATAGCGGATGCGGAAAAAGAGCTTGGGATAGGACATAACATTATTGTTTCGTGTGCAAAAGGCAGGTACAAAACAGCACACGGTTACATATTTGTGTATGAAGAAAATTTCCCTATCAAAAATCTCAAAAAACACGCACACAAGAAAAAAGGACGAAAGGTTGCAAAAGTAGATAAAGATACCGGAGAGATACTTGCTGTATATGATCGAATGACGGACGCAGCAAGAGAATTTGGTGGTTCTCACAAGGGCATACACAAAGTAGTTGATAACCCAGATAAAACGTATTACGGGTTTAAGTGGATAAGTCAATAAGTTAATACCGAGATAACCGATTTGTTTAAAAGCAAACGGCATTGTAGAGCGTAGGGATTGAACCTATGCTCTTTCTTTTATGGGAGAGCGTAGAATATAACATCCTCAAGAGTGTTCGACAACTCAGATTTGAGTTGATGATGTACGCCGAACTTATGGGAAACCATAAGAAGCATGGGATAAAAAGCCTGTGCGATAACATAATTGTCATTAGCTAACCAACTTAGGTTGCTAACTCTCAACTTCCAGGTGCTTTCAACCACAATCGGCCAGGGACTTGTCTCTGCAATAGCGCCGGTTATCAGTTGGTTGAACCTCCTTATTAGGCGACTGATCCAGGCAGCAGCAGCTTTCCGCACATTCATGTGGACGCTGTTCGGCAAGCCGTTACAGGCTTCAAAGGGTGTCGTTGACGACATGGCAGGATACCTTGACGATGCTTCCGGCGCTGCTGATGGACTTGCGGGCGGAGCAGGTGACGCTTCCGACGGTTTAGGCAAAGCTGGAAAAGCGGCCAAAAACCTGAAAAAGCAGTTACAGGTACTTCCGTTCGATGAATTGAACCAGCTTGCTAAGGATACAGAAGCCGCGGGCAGCGGTGGAAGTGGCGGAGCAGGTGGCGGAGGCGGCGGAGGCGGCCTCGGAGCAATGAACTTGCTTGGGGATCTTGATACCAACTTTGATCTTTCGGGGAGCTCAACGCTTAACGCTATCAATAAGTGGGCTGAAAAGATCAAGCGTGCTTTCCTTGACAGGGATTGGGGATCGTTAGGCAAGAACATTGCCAACTTTATTAACATGGGGTTTGGCGAGCTCTACAAGATCCTTGATTGGAAGAATGTTGGTCCGAAGGTATACGGTTTTGTCCGTCCGTTCCAGCAAACCTTCAACTCCTTAATGGAATACATTGATTGGGATTTGATAGGACGCACGTTTGGCCGAGGGCTGAATACCATTGTATACACTCTGAGGACATGGATTACCGGTTTCAATTGGCGCATGTACGGCACACAGATTGCGACCGGATTGAATAGCATGTTAGACGAGTGGGACGCGGAAGCGTTTGGTAAACTCATTGCCGATAAATTTCAGGCAGCATGGGACTTCTTTGGCGGCTGGGTATCAGAGTTCGACTTTGAACTGTTTGGTGAAAAGCTGAAAGAGTCCGTAATTGCTGGACTGAAAGAGTTTAAGTGGGATCAGGCGGGCATATCACTTGCAGAGTTCTTTAACGGCATCAGCACAAGCATTATAAAGTTCTTTGAAAACGGTGATGTTGCCACAGAGATTAGTACAGCTTTCTCTACTTTCGTAAACAATTTCCTTGGAACGTTTGATTCGGAAAAAGCGAAAGAGGCAATGAAAACTGTAAAAGATTCCATCAAAACAGCACTGTTTGATGCTATTGGTGGAATTGATAAGTCTGAACTGTTAGACGAGTTTGTAAATCTGTTAGGCGGACTTCCTTGGGGAACAATCGGCACACTGGTCGGGATCAAGATAGGTGCCGACCTCGTAAAAGGACTTATCGGAGTCGCGTTTACCAAGTCCATTCTCACAAGTGCTATGACTTCTGCTATTGGCACAGGTGGTACGGCGGCCGCGGGTACGGCGGCTGGTGGTGGTGCGGCTACTGCGGCGGCGGGCGGCGCGCTTACGGTTGGATCAATTGTCGGCACAACGCTTGCTATTGCAGGAATTACAGTCGGAGCAATCGAGCTCGGAAAGTGGCTTAAAAAGAAAGGCATTGGCCAGCTTAATACCGAAGGTAATAAGAAGAAAGCTGCACAGACGATTTCCGAAGGTCAGACTAAGAACAATCAAGGACTTGCATCGCAAGGTCTTAACGCGGCGGGATATAACACGAAGCTAATGACTGCTCCTCAGCCGCAAGCAACGTCAAATACAAGCACGACTACAATGAAAGTCACGCAAGATCCTTCTGTTCCAAAAGCATTGCTTACGATTGAGGCACTCAAGGCTAATCCGGTCATTTCCAAACTGTTAGAGAGTTTCCAATCGAAAGAGTATAAAGCTAATCTGAAAACAGATAAGGGATGGGTGGACAGCAAAGCCGAGAAGCACGTAAACGCTAAGACAACTAATGCGTACAATACGTTGCGTGGGAATTGGCTTAAATGGCTTACTGAAACAATAACAAAGTTCATTAACGCAAAGTACACAAATGCTTATAAAAGCGTCCAGACCGATTACAACAAGTGGGTTGGTGAGACAATTACCAAAATGGTAAACTCACAAAAGACACACGCATACACTGTTGTTCAGTCAGATTATTTGGGATGGATTGACAGTACGGCATGTAAGTTGGCAGAAGCAAAACGAACAAAGTTGTTTGAAAGCACTTTGACGGACTATGACCACTTGCAGAATAAGTCGTTTGAAATCACAGCAAAGATTAAAACCGATGTTGATAGAATCATTGCTCGTTATTCAGGCGGGAGAGATGATGAAACAATTGCTAGAATCTTTGGCGTGAAGAACGCGAGAGGTGGTCTGTTCACTGGTCCGCTTGGATTCCAAGTGTTCGGAGAAGCAGGCGCAGAAGCAGCTATCCCCCTGGAACGCAGATCAACAATGAGGCGTATTGCTAATGCAATCGTAGACAGCGGTGGATTCGACGGTGCAAGTAATGATTCTATGGCAGACGCCATTGCACAGCGTATCCTTCCCGCGATTGCAGGCATGATTGATGGTTCTAACCGCAGGCCGGTACAGGTCAACGCAACTCTTTACACAGAGAATGATGAAGTGCTTGCTCGTGCGGTCACACGTGGCCAGAGAAGCATTGATAAGCGGTACAATCCAGTATCGCAGTTCTCGTACTAAAACAACGGGGGGATTGGTATTACAGCCATTCTCCCCTTTCTATATATTGAGGTATAAACATGGCTGATGTACTTATCAAAGTCGGCACGACACAGGCAAACCTTGTGGACATGCCTAATCCCTCGAAAATGGATTGGGGTTATCAGGACGTAAGCCAGGGCGACTCCGGAAGGGATGATACCGGATATATGTACAAAGGCAAGGTCACTGATAAAGTCAAGCTGCAGCTTACATGGAGCGCCGTTACTCCCGACAAAGCATCCATTATCTTGAAGGCGTTTAAGCCGGAATACTTCTACGTGAGGTACTTTGATCCAGAGCTCAACCAATACCGCGTCATGGAAGCGTATTCAGGTGACAAGAACGCGCCGGTTAAAATGTGGACTGCCAATCAGAAGCTATATGAAACAGTGAGTTTTGATGTGATCGAGAGGTAACGACAATGATTACTGCGTCAGCCGCTTTCATGGAAAAAGTTAATAATGGTGAGACGCCATACGTCAGTATGCAGCTTGTTCGTGCCGATGGTTCTCCGCCTGTACTGATCGAAGATGGTCAGTTTTGGGGCAGCGGTATTTCATTCACCGAAGCTGTATCTAGCGAAGGCGCATTTGAGTTCGGTGGCGCTATCATCGGGGCATTTAATTTCACGCTGAACAACTTTGACCACACTTTTGACAATGTTGACTTCCGCGGAGCAGTAGTTGTGCCGCTTATCTATTATGAGTTCTCTGACGGTACAAAAGAGTATCTTCCGAAGGGTGTTTTCTATATCAACGGGCATCGCACATCGGGCAATGTGATAAGGTGCACAGCACTGGACGGTATGAAGCTGCTGGATCAAACGCAGACTCCTATCACATATCCAATGAGCGTACAGAATATCGTCGCAACGATATGTACCGCAAACGGCCTCAATCTTGACACGGAAGAAATTGTCAATGGCAGCTATGTGATTGAAGAAGCACCGACAAGCCAGGACACACCGTTTACGGACAGACAGATTTTGTCTTATGTGTGCCAAGTGACCGGCAACTACGCCAGGATCAACGAACTTGGAGAAATGGTTGTCGGTTGGTATGACTTTAACAACCCTTACACCGTCAAGAGCACGTTTAACGGCAAGTCGCTTTGGACTAGCCCGATAGAAATAACCGGACTTAGAGTTGGTATCGGATCTGCTACGGGAGCATTTATGGCCATGGCTATTGATGGCAATGGCAATCTTCAGTACATGCGATTTGATACTGAGCAGGACGAGTTTTACATCAACAGCAGCGGAGAACTTATTGCTGTTACTAAGTCGGGCGCTACATACATAATCGAAAACGACGAACTTTACAGGACCGGAGAAGAACTTGCAGGTCCGAGCGAAAACGAAGATATTAACATACTGTTTGGCGCTGACGATTACGTTATCCGCATTGAAGGCAATCCGTTTATAAAACTTTCCAATGCGGCAGAGGTGTGTCAGATGCTTTCAGAGAGAATATTCGGCATACCATTCCGCCCAGGTACAATCCCTATCTTGTCAAATCCATGTTTACAAGCCGGTGACGTACTTCGGATTTTTGATTACAACTCAGGGCAAGAATACACTTTTCCCGTTACCTCGCTGACATATAACAAGTCGATTACAGAAACTATTAACTGCGCAATGGAAGATAAAGAGGACGTGGATCTGCGCTTACCGTCCGATTACTCCGTTAAGGTTTCTGTAGCTCAGGCAATGCAGCAGGCACTTGACGCAGACGCACTTGCACAAGCAGCGCAAGAAGCAGCAGAGCTAAGTGGCTATCAGCTTGTCATTTCCAGCGACAAGGGACTTGCTATCGCTGAGGACGGAGTTGTTCATTTCACGGGCGTTATCTATGACAGGGAAATGAATGAGATAGATCCGGAAGGGACCGAAAAGCTGTACCGATGGTGGGTTATGCAGGATAGTAAACCGGCGACCTATTTATCAGGCGGCAAGACGGTGGCGGTCCAGGTTGATGATGCTTTGTGCAACTATGCTGCAGGTATCTATTTTGAAACCATGGATGCAAGCGAGGGCGTCAATCCGTTTTCGTTATATGGCCGCAATTCCGGAGGAGTTGTGCTTACAAATAGGGCTGGACTTCCGCTTACCGCGAGAGCCGCAGAAAGTGTACCAACATGATTTCACAACAGGCTACAATCTTTCGCACAAACAAGATGGGAAAACCGTATGTGCAAAGCTCTGATCCTTCTATAACAAACAAGATGGCCCCTAACGACATGTGGCTAAATCCATCGGCCGGAACAATGAAAATGTGGAACGGTACTACATGGACCAATATGCAGTTTGGGGAATCGGCTTTCCAGGACGATTGCATTACTAACCGCATGATTGCCAATGACATTTCGGCGTCAAAGATAACAGCGGGCATTTTGAGGTCACAAGACGGTGCATTTAGCATCAACCTTGAGACGGGTGAAGCGGAGCTTTTAAAGCTAGTCATGGGAGGCCAGGTTGAAGGTAACATTATCGCTACTTCCTCTAATGGGCTGACAAGGGTTAGGCTTAGGGGACGTGAAGGCGAGAAAGACATTACAGCCGGCCTTGTTTTTGAACAGCGCGAAGATCCGAACGATGATGAAGGATGGGAAAACGCGGGACAGTTGTACTTTGCTTATTCAAGCAGGCAAACACATTCCGCGGTCCAGAATTATCAGATAGGTAATTACAATTCGTCCAGACCGATACAGGCTTACAATGCCGGCGCCGCTGACGGTTTGATGTGGCGGTTGTTATCAACCGATTGGCTGAGAGCTGGTTACGCCACTTATCACGGATACCGGTTAATGAAACGTGATGATAGATCAACACCGTGGGCTGCTGTGCCTGCTGTTTGTAATGCCATTGGCAATTGCATGGACGGTTCAACAGTCGAATGTGACGGAATAGCGACTGTCACTTATCAAATGAACGAAGTCGCAAGAATAGACTTTGCTCTAACAATTATCACAGCCGGAACAGGGACCGCTAGTTTTGGTATATCTCGATCTTTACTGCGCACTCTTAATCCTGATATTCCAATGATTACTCCGGTTGACGGTGGTTCCGTTCAGATATACTCCGCGTCCGGAAACATGCTACCAGGTCAAACGATGAAGGCAAACAATACACTTTGGACACCTGCCATTATTTCATCTGGAGACATTACTGCGCTGGGAGAGACAGCAATGGTCGCAGGAGTTGTTATTAAAGGAACGTGTTACGGCACATACACATTAGAGGACTGATATGACTTTAAATTACAATGGTTCGACTTATGCGGTTGAACCTGATAGCACATATAAGGACATTATCATTCGTGCGGGGAACTTGACGCAGGCGTGCTCTATTGCTACGGCCGTAAACAGCATGACAAGCTATGAGTTCAACCTTGATTCCTACACGAACATGATTGTCAAGAAAATTATGATCGTTATTGAGAACGGCACGTACACCGTGAGGATTTCGACACGAGAACAGACAGAACTTGAAAAAGCACACTCCGAGATCCAGGAAATGTACTCCGCGATCCAGGAACTTAATGTATCTGAGGAAGAAGCGGTTAAATACCCTTGTCTTTTCCCTGATATTCATTCCGTAGAAACTGTCATTCCAGGCAACTATTACCTTGTCGATGGGGAGGTATGCTTGATTACCGATGTTATTGACGAGGAAGCCGAGGGACAGTACGTAAGCAGACCGGCGAAAGGAGGTAAATAATGGCAAGTACACCTACTTATTTACCGGTATATTCATTGTCAGAAATGCAGTCACCGACTACATACGACTATCTTGTAGTGCAGTCTGCAGCAGCGAACGGCGACGTAGCACTCCTGCCTATAAGCACACTGATTAGTGCTTTCTTTCAAGAATACATGGATGATACAGAGATCGATTCTTCGACAACTACACTGTATGCGTCAATGGGATGGGAGGCACCGACATGAATGTACTTTCCAGCTTACTTAATTGGATTGGCAATAAGATCGGCAACGTGACAATGGGGACTACCGCGACAACACTTACGGGTGCTATTGCGGAGACATACAAGCGCACAAGAGGCGTTTATGGCAAAGGGACGCACACCGTAAGCAGGTTCTATGGCGTTTATGGCTACTATGGAACCGGAGGCAGCTTAACGCTTTGTGTACCTCTTAGTGTGGCAAGTGATGTTACATCGGTATCGTTTACAAACCTTGTTGCGTCAATCAGAAATTCGTCGGGCGGCTATGTTATCGGAACTACCACAAACTTGACTCAGTACATACAGTCAGCTTCCGTCTTTTCAAACCAGCCGATTGTCCAGATCCGTTTGAGCAACACAGATTTTGTAGCCACAAACAATACACCTGTTGGCGGAGAGATTACCGCAGCAACAATGGTCTTATCGTGAGGTAATTTTATGGCAGTAGTTACAACAAATCTAGGCGTGGTCACAGCTTATGGATACGCCAAACAGAAAGGCTATACAGGAACCGAAGCTGAGTTTGCACAGCTTTTGGCCGATTATGCCGATGTTGCCGAACTCACCGAGAATATTCCGGACATTATTGCAAGTGAGTATTCATCGTCCAGCGCTTATGCAGTCGGAACGTATTGCTTGCATGATAGCTTGCTTTATGTTTGCACTACTGCTATTGGATCAAGCGGTGAGTCATGGAACCCTAACCATTGGCGACTCAGCAATGTGGGCGACGCGCTGGCGTCTTGCGTGACGTGTACTGACGAGAACTCAGACGGTAATATCGTTTTCTCAATCGGAACAACGTAAGGAGCACAATTATGATTAAATATGATGGTATTTGGTATCAGCGGAAGCAGGATATTCCGGACCTGGGAAGTATTAGCTGCATGGAAGCGCATGGACCTGATGATATGATCCGGCAGTACAGCGGACTGATAGCTGACTTCTCTAAGCTGCCTAAGTACAACGCGGCCGGCATTAACAGGCTTTCGCTTATGACCGGCAGCACTTTTTTGGCAGCGGATACCGGAGAGGTTTACACATACGTGGCCACAGATCATACGTGGCATAAGACAGTATAAGAAAGGAGGTTCCAATGTTTGACCTTCTTTCTTTTATTTTGGGTATCAAAAAAGGAACCGGCAAGGTAGAGTTGACGGAGGGAAACGACTACACCTTTAAGGACGAAAACTCAGATGGAAACATCGAGATCGAGAAAAAGGAGGGTGGTGAATAATGGCTAATATACCTTTAAAAACCATCAAGTTTCCTGGGCTAGACGACACATATACTGTGCCGCAGATCGATTCTAGCTTTACGGGAGTAGCAGGGGAAGCCCCTGACAGCAAAGAAGTCAAAGACGAAATCAGTTCGTTAAGGGAAGATTTAAATGCCGTCGATGAACGTGTTGAAGCACTGGAAGAAGGTGGCACAGATGGCGGACTGACGGAAGCGGTAAAGGTTGCGTTGCTTCAAGTTGCTCAGAAAGTGGCATACATTGATGCCCACGGACAGGATTATTATGACAACCTCTATGACGCACTTTATCCGCCTGCGACACTTGTTAGGATTAATGCAGTATACACGCAGAGCGGAGCAGTATTAACAACTGATACACTTGACAGCCTCAAGGCTGATTTGGTGGTTACGGCGACTTACACAGACCAAACGACCGAAACGGTCACGAATTATACTCTCAGTGGTACGCTTTCCGAAGGCACAAGCACAATTACTGCTTCTTATGGTGGAAAAACAGCCACATTCAAAGTAACGGTAACGGCCGCTTATGTATTGATTCGAAACTGGGATTTCACAAAATCTTTAACGGATACAGTTTCGGGAGCAACTGCAATAACTACTGGTATACAAAATTCCAATGGTTTAACATTTGAAGCAGCAAATCAGTATCTGGATATTGGTTCTGTTTATTCACGAAATAGAACATACGAAATTGATATTGACGGTATAGAACAGCCTGCAACATCACTTGGTTATTATAGAAGGGTTTTTGCATATGGCGAAAATGGCACAAATACTCAGTGGAATACAGCCGCTTTAATCGCTGCAGGAAGTGGAAAAGTTGGATGGATTTGGTATTTAGGATCGGCATGGGATAGCGGAGTATTAGGGCCTGACGTATCTTCTGCTAATTCTTATAGTTACTTTAACGGTAAAACCATGAAGATTTATATTGATGCGTATGGATATGGTCATGTTTATGCAAAGACTATTGGTGCAAATGATTCTACGTATATAAAGGTTGGAGCTACTAAAGGTGCACTTACTAACTATAGTACATCAGTTGCTCATGTTTATATGGGCGGAACTTCAAATGATTCTATCGCAAATGCCAGAATAAAAGCATTTCGGGTTTATGAGGGGGAAAAGTAAATGGCAGTATACAATATTAACGGGGATACCGTAGGAACGAATATTGATCCCACAGACATTCAGAACCTCGATTATGACGCAACCGTTAAAAGCGTAAATCATCGTGGCTATTCTACAGAAGCTCCTGAAAATACGTTGCCCGCTTATATTCTGTCTAAGCAAAAAGGTTTTAAGTATGCGGAGATAGATGTATCGTTTACGTCTGACGGGGTAGCAATGCTTTTGCACGATGCAACTATTGACAGGACATCAAATGGTAGTGGAACTCTTGCCAATATGACCTATGCACAAGTAAGGCAATATGATTTTGGCTCTTGGAAAGATGCAAAGTATGCAGGCACAAAAATCCCTACTCTTGACGAGTTTTTGACGCTTTGCAAGGCGATCATGATTTACCCTTACATCGAACTTAAATCGAATGGCGGATACACTCAGGCACAAATTGAGTCTATCGTTGATGCTGTCAACCTGCACGGGATGAGAGGTAAGGTTACTTACATATCTTTTTCTGACACGTTCCTTGGGTATGTGAAGGATTACGATGATGAAGCACGACTCGGATATTTGGTAAACTCACTGTCCGCATCTCTTCTCGCAACATGCAAGAGCTTACAAACGGGAAAGAACGAAGTATATTGCGGAGCAAACTATTACAGTAACACAGTTACGCAGGAAATGTGCGACCTGTTTGCGGATGAGCGCATCCCTATTGAAGTATGGACTATCGACTCTGCGGATATTATGCCTGGTCTTAACAAGTATGTCAGTGGCATCACGAGCAATAACCTTATAGCAGGAAAAGTGTTGTATGAAAATGCAATGGGGATGACAACATGACTCAGTGGAAGTGGAGCAGGATAGTTAAATGACACTTTAAATGACAAAATTATGTAGTAACTGTGTCTATCCATTGTATGTAATACATGGGAATTGTATAATCAGACCTACACAGAAGCATTAAAAAAGGAGCCGTGACCGACGACCAATCAGATACACGACTCCTACCAATTAAGGTAGGTCTATTATATCATGCCTACCTTTGATTTGCAATGAAGGAGGTATGTATGGACCACAAAACAGAGTTACTACAATCAATTTCCAACGCACTTGTCCGGATCGTTGACGCGGAGACTGCTTCACTTATCCAGGACGTGATTCTCGTTAAGCTAAACGACTATGATGTGGAGCGAAGGACCACAGCGCTGACAACGGAGGTGCGGCAGACTGACGACGACATTATCAAGAACTTCCTGATTAGCTATGTTATTGAGGGCAAGTCACAAAAGACGTTGTATCAGTACAAGCGATCAATTTATAGACTGCTTGATTTCGTCGGCAAGAGTTGTCTTACCGTAAATGCCAATGACGTTAGAGCATGGCTGGGGAGCATGAAGTTGTCCGGAATCAAAAATGTCAGTTTGTCGAATCAATTGCATAATGTTTCGTCGTTCTTCCGATGGATGCGGATTGAAAAGATACGCGAGGAAGATCCTTGTGAGGCAGTCAATTCAATCAAAGTGCCGAGAGAAGAAAAGAAGGCTTTTGGCTCTGAGGACATAGACACAATCAGATCAATGTGTAACGTTCGCGAGCGCGCCATTATAGAAGTCTTGTTATCTTCCGGTGTGAGAATCAATGAGCTTTGCAACCTGGAAGTGCGAGACGTTGACTTTGACGCAATGACACTGAAAGTCCGGAACGGGAAAGGCGGCAAGGACCGCACTACGTTTATTTCTCCGGTATGCAAGAAGCATCTTTTGATCTACCTGGGCCAAAAGAAAAGCGAGTCGGATTATGTTTTTTCAAAAGACTATGACTGCACAAAATATACTCCTGACGGAATAGGTGGCGTTTTGAGGGGTATGTCAGAGCGCTGCGGTATTCACATTCACGCACACCGTTTTCGCCGGACACTTGCAACGGATCTGGCACGCAAAGGTATGCCGATACAGGAGATTAAGATTATTTTGGGACACTCAAATATTTCAACTACACAAAGATACATTGACACAGAGTTGTCGCAAGCAGAAGCAACATACCGTCAGCTTGTGGCGTAACGTCAACCGAGGGCACCCCGCAATGGGTGTCCTTTTTGTTTACACGAAAGGAACTAAACGGCTATGGGCTACGCACAATGGATTCCCTGGGGGATCAGCTTTATTTCAATGATGATTGCTGTGCTTGCATACATGCGAACCGGCAAGAAGGACGATAAAGAGGAAACAAGGGAAGAAGAAGCGAGGCTGCACGAGATTGGCCAAAGTCTTTTGAAAGCCAATATCAAGTTAGATACTGTGTGCTCCACAACTACGGAGACGCGGGCTGACATTAAATCAATGACAAAGGACCTGGCAGCCATGGACCGCAGGGTGACGATCATTGAAAGAGACATGAAAACTGCGTTTAACGCCATTGAAGAACTGAAAGGCAAGGTGAACGAATGAAGCTCAATTTGAAGGTGCGATTCAATAATCCGGTTTTCTGGGCGCAGATCATATTGGCAATTCTCATGCCGATTCTGACATACGCCAATCTGACCGTTCAGGATCTCACAACATGGGAAAAGCTGGGGGATCTTCTGATCGGCGCTGCTCAGAACCCTTATGTTTTAGGACTTGTCATTGTGAGCGTATGGAACGCATTGACTGATCCTACGACTGCGGGACTTGGCGACAGTAATCGGGCTATGAATTACAAAAAGCCCTACAAGGACGGTGATGCAGAATGACGTGTTGGACGAGCGAAACTGAAAAGATCATTAAAACCCACGAGGGTGATTTTGATTACATCAATTGCGAATACAAGCTGAGATCATACGGCGGCTATAAGAGCTATCTTAACAAGCTGGGAGGCGTCTTTAAGAAGTGGAACGGCAAGACAGCCAATGTCAAGACCGCTAAGGAGTTCCAAGAGATTGCGCAGTATGTGTTTGGCCTCATGGCGATATATGGCTTCAATTACAACAACGACGTAACGCATGTTAAGTGGGGCGGCAAGATGCCGTTCTATCCGAACGCGAACAGCGGCAGGTGTAATTGGGGCAGGATCGATGATTTGTGTAGCAATCCTGGACTTGACAAGACTACGAACTGTAACTTTGGTATGGACGCGCTGTATTACAAGGCCGGCATTGCTCCGAAGGCATTTGATTATTCTTACAGGTACAAGTGGTTTGCTAGGACCTACAAAGTGATCCACAAGAAATCGGATCTGGTAGTTGGCGACATGCTTCACTTTTTCCACGGTGAGATTAAGAACCTTGATCCTAACACGTGGGAGGGCTGGGGACATGTGGCTTGCGTAGGCGAGAAGGCCGGTGGAAAGGTTGTCTTGTACGATGCTGGAAACCGGTTTATCAGAACAGGCGACTTCAAGAAGCAGTTTACCGTGGATGCCAATAACAGGCCCACGGGTGAGTATGACAACTATGACGGATGGATCGGTATTCACTTGATCGACCTTGCAGGAGCCACAGGAGAAGTCAAAGGCGACTCAGAGCTTGCGGTTGAAGTAATAGCTGGCAAATGGGGCTCCAATTTGGTTCGTAGAGCCCGTTTGGGAAATCGGTACAAGAACGTACAGGAACGTGTCAATTACTTCCTTAACGGCACGCCACAGGGCCGAGAGGCGTATCTGAGAGCCGCGGCTAGCTATGTGCTGAAAGGCTTTGCTGGCAACGAGGCTGAGCGCATGAAGTTTTTTGGCAAGAACTATACTGACGTTCAGAAAAAGGTCAATTGGGTACTCAAGACCGCACAGGAAGTCATTGACGGTAAGTACGGGAACGGTGATGCACGCAAAATGAATCTTGGCATTGACTACAACCTGGTACAAGCTCAGGTAGACAGGATGGTGTGAGTATGGGATTAAACGGAGTTGATATTGCAAGTTATCAGCGGAACATCGTGCCTAAGAAGCTGACTACCACAGATTTTGTGATCGTTAAGTTTACGCAGGGTACATGGTACGTCAATCCATATCGTGAGGCACAGTACAGCAACAGTAAGGCTTGCGGCAAACTGCTGGGAGCATATCATTATGCTGAGGGCGGCAGCGCCAGGTCGGAAGCGCAGTTTTTTGTTAAGGAGCTCGGTGATCGTGTCGGCAATTGCATCCTGGCACTTGATTGGGAAGGACGTGACAATCCGACGTTCGGGACCGGCAAGGATGTGGAGTGGTGCTACGACTTCTGCAGCGAAGTGGAAAGGCTGACAGGTGTACGGTGCTTTGTTTACATGAGTAAGTCGGTATGCCGCAGGTACAATTGGGCTAAGGTAGCCGAGAAGTATCCTTTGTGGTGCGCACAGTACGGATCAAACAAGAGCACTGACTATCAGCTATTCCCCTGGACTGACGACGGTGGCTTTGGCAAGTGGGGGAAAGATACGATCCGGCAGTATTCCAGCCATGGTGACATTACTGGATACAGCGGCGACATAGACATTAACCTTGCATATCTGACCAAGGGAGAATGGATTGAACATGCCAAAGGTCAGCACATCATGCCGTTGCCGACATATTCAAGGCAGGCAGTAGTTGATCTTGCGCTTTCAAAAATCGGGATCAAGGAAGGATCTGCCGGCCATAAGGCTATCATTGACAAGTACAATTCGCAGTCTCCGCTTCCGAGGGGATACAAGGTCAAGTACACGGACGCATGGTGCGCTACTTTTGTTTCGTACCTGGCGATTGAGCTTGGCTACACAGAGATTATCCCTACGGAGTGCGGCTGCCCTCAGATGATTACACTTGCGAAGAACATGGGGATCTGGGTAGAGGACGACAACTATGCTCCGTCACCTGGCGATATTGTGTTGTATGATTGGCAGGATTCAGGGGCCGGAGATAATACCGGAAATCCGGATCATATTGGAGTCATAACAGAGTTGCTTCCTTATGGTTTCAAGGTCACAGAAGGCAACATCCACGACAGCGTTGATACGCGAACAATGCAGCGCAACGGCAGGTATATCCGCGGATTCATCGTGCCGAAGTATTCCGAAGATCCTGTTATCACTGACGACATTCACATGGTTAAGTGGTTTGGCAAACTGAAAGTTGAGTCGAAGTTTTACACGCAGCCGGATACAAAGTCGCCTCAGTGCTCGTTCTCTCCGGTTCCGGAAGGCGCTGAAATCGGCATTTGCAAAGGTTTCGGCAAGTTCTACCTGGCTAAGTACGGAGCCAAGTTTGGTTTCGTCCACAAGTCCCATGTGACGAAATGATTGACCGAACAAAAGTTCTGATGTATACTCAAAACAGAACATAGGTTTGTTAAATGTTTGCACGTAGTAAGTGGAACTATCCGCACGGATGCAGCTTCTTACTACAGGAAAATGATTTCCGTTGATTTATCGCTTCCGAAGCGTATTTCTTTGATTACACTTCTCCAAAGGATGCGCTTTTCTGAGGCGTCCAAAGTCCAATACCAATCGGTCAGGTTCGTGCCTATAAGCTCCTTAACTTTGTCGCGGCCGGCCGATTGATTTTTAGACAATTCATTTTTGTATTCAACTATCTGGCGCCGATATTCTTCTAAGTCTTTTCTATATTCGTCCAGGCCGATTAGCTCATTGACGTACAGATCCTTCAACCGCAGCATCTTCTTTTTGGTTGCCTCGATCAACTTCTTGTAGTCTACAATCCCTTCTTTATCCTTTACTTCAATATCTGTGAACACAAGATTCTCTAAATTCTTAACCAGGTATTCTTCCAGCTTCCTTTCGTTCAGAGACTTGCTATTGCCGCATACCGGAAGCGGTCTGTAGTGATACATGCAGCGATACAGTGGATAGCGCTTACCTTTGTAGCGGTCCGTAGTGCCCGTCATTTTCTTGCCGCAGTCTTTACAGTAAACTAATCCGGAAAAGATATAAGTGGTCTTTTGACTCTTTTTGATATTCATTGAAAGAAGGCGCTGCACTTTATTAAATGTTCCCATGTCAACGATCGGCTCGCAGTAATTATCAATGCCGTACATACGGCCGATATACTTGTCGTTCTTTAGCAGTAGCTTGAAAGCACGTTGAGTTTTTGGCAGCCCTAGTCCTTGCGTAAGCCGCATTGTCTCACACATGTTTCCGGACGTTGCGTACATATCAAATACTTGCCGCACAATTGGTGCCTTCTCCGGATCTGGAACCAGGTGCTTGTCCTTAATCATATAGCCAAACGGCACTTTGCCAGACAGAACCTCGCGCTTATCCTTCTTGTAGTCGAAAACCTTATTGATCCTGAGAGCGGTGTTGGCAGCCTCGAACTCAGCGATAGAAAGCATTTGAGTGACTAATAATCGTCCTGTAGGGCTGACGGTCTCGTACTGCTCCCAAATTGCTTTCCACGGCACGTTATATTTATCCAAAATCTCCTGCACGTTCAGATAATGCTTAACTGATCGAAACCACCTGTCTAATTTGCAGAAGCAGATCAAATCAATCTTTCCTTCTTTCACATCCTCCAACAAGCGCTGCAGTTCGTCTCGTTCTGCTAACAAGGTGCCGCTGATCCCGTCGTCCACGTATTCGCCGGCAATTATATAGTTGTGCTTGTGAGCGTATTCCCGCAAGGCTGTAAGCTGTGCTTGTATAGAGTCCCCTTCGCGCACCTGAGCATCAGTCGAAACACGCGCATATAAGGCTACACGTTTCATTGTCTCACCCCCTCATGGGCTGCAGTTTCAATTTCCTGTATATCGTCCCGTTCAAAATCGTTATGTTCTATATGCCACATTGCGTGACGAAACGATTTCTCCTGCGCAGCCTGCGATAATCGAGAGTTCAAATAAACTGTATATCCGTCCAAACAGGGACAGACCATTTCTTTTACAGAGCTCGGCATGTCCAAAAAGTAAACGAAAACATTATTCGTCACGGTTTGTCTCCTTCATGCGCTTTAACATATCCGCCGCAAGCTGAATGTCCTGCGGTTTGCAGTCGGCCGCAGCATCGAACAACATACGGAGCTCCGGAGACTCAAAAACCCGCTGAGCGATTTCAACAGTTTCTCGGTCAACGTAAAATGCGTGATCTTCTTCTTCCTCGGTAAATAAGTTGACACTCACGCCAAGTGCATCTGCTATTTTCCTCAACTTATCCAGTTTCAACGAATAACGTCCAGACTTCCAATCACTCATTGTACCAGGAGAAATGCCTGCTCTTTTGCAAACCTCTGCGTCTTTCAGTCCTAATACATCCCTGATTTTTGCATATCTTTCGTACATGATGTTCTCCCCCTTAAAAAAATTCTGAAAACCGAACATAAAGCGGTTGACAAATTCGGCAAACCGTAGTAGGATAAGCATGTGGTTGTTCGGAGAGCCGAATAATCTCCACAAAACAATACGGTTTACTGGTGTATATGTTACTTCGCACTTACATTATATCGGTAAACCGAAATTTTATCAATATCCACCTATGACAAAACGGAAGAAAGGGGGTGAACAATGGCATCTAAAACAAAATCCAAGTTCGTTCCGAGTTACCAAAAGTATTCGGCAATCCGTGATGAAAAGGGCCTGACCGATTCTAAGGTAGCAGATGACATCGACATTACTGCATCGTCTTTGTCTGACTGGAAGAACAGCGGTGCGCTTATCAATGTTGATAAGGTCTACAGGATTGCAAAGTATCTCGGTGTCACAGTCGAGGATATTATGGAAGAACGGCAGGTAAATGATTAACCAATAGGAGGAAAAAGAAAAAATGGCAGCAGCAAAGAAAACAGAAGAAATCAGTATCAGAAAGATCGAGCAGATCAAGACAAGGATTCGCATTGTAGGTGACGATCCACTTATCACTCACAATTGGAGTGAAAAAGCCAAAAAGGAAATGCTTGACGCACAAACCGGCAAAAATAAAACGAAAAAACGACCAGCGAAAATGCCGTTTGACGATTTCGCAAGAGCTTGCTACTGGATCACTGAGATGCCGACAGAGGTGATCAAAGATCCATGCAACGGCGAAATGCGAGATGTTGTCACGGAAGAACTGTTCGATGAAGCGGTCAGGAACGGTGCCAAGTTTGGCGTTAAGGCGGTTTCGTTCAAGCTGGCCGGCAACTCCGCGGCATACCGTATGGGCTGGGTGAAGAATCAGATGGCTCTCCGTGGCGCATATCGTCTCGAATCAGAATACGGTGAACTTGCAGAAATCAAAGGAAGCACGCCGGTTATGCGCGAAGATATGGTCAAGGTCGGCATGGGAACTTCTGATCTGAGATACCGTCCGATGTACGAGCATTGGTATTGCGATCTTACACTTAGCATCAATACCGGTTTTGGACTGACGCTAGAGGATATTATCAACGTTATCAATGCAGGTGGGGCCGGCTGCGGTGTAGGAGAGTGGAGACTTGAACGAGATGGAATGTTCGGTACGTACCATGTTGAAACGATCAACGAATAAGACTGTCACAATTTTTAGTCGTGGTAAGGCAGTCGGGGTATTGCAAGGTGCGTTGTGTTCGGGCATTGAAGGGCTGTGTGAGGTAGGTTGCGGCAGTCAAGGTGGTGCAAGTTGTGTTGCGGTGAGTTCTGGTGCGGCCTGTAGGGGCTAGGCAGTCACGGTCAGTTTGGGTGAGTTGTGTCTAGTCGGGGAACGGAGTGGCACGTTCAGGCAGTCAAGGTGCGGTTTGTCGCGGTTCGTTAAGGAATGGTACGGCAGCCTGGGTATGTTGTGGTCCGTAGGGTCAGGGTAGTGCAAGGTGCGGTTTTGCGTGGCAAGCCAGTCATGGTATTGCTGTGTTGGGAAAGTTTGGTTTTGGTATTGCGTGGTATGGCAGTCAAGGTGAGTTGAGGCTTGTTAAGGTTAGTTCGGGTGAGTCGGTGCTAGGCAGTCATGGCAAGGCGTAGTTTGGTGATGTGTGGCAAGGTATAGCAAGGCGAGGTCTGGTACGGCAGGCGCGGTAAACAATCAAGAAAGGAGAAAAATCATTGGCAGCTTATGTTTCTAAGTATTCGTGGAAAGGCGGATACAGCTATGGCGTGAGTGCAAACACTGTAGGCAACGCGCTAAACAAAATCGAGAAAAACAAAGGGGAGGTGACAGCGAAAGAGTTTTTAGAGTATTCGCGGCCGGCAGAGTCAGAGACACATTCAATGTTTGAATGGGACGACTCAGTAGCAGCGGAGAAGTTCAGGCTTTATCAGTCGGGCAAGATCATCAATCAGTTGGCAATCGAGATCGTTTATACAGAAGATACGACTCCGCAGGAGGTATCGATCAATGTGGTCGATGATAAGCCGGAAACCGAGGCGCAGGAACCCGCAGTTGTCAAAACACAGATCGTCAGCGCTTACGTGAATGTAAAGCAGAAGGCAGTAGCTAAACCGGCCAGTTTCATTCACACAATCGATGCAATGAGAAACAAGGAGCAGCGAGCCCAGGTGCTTGCAAACGCAAGAGGTGAGCTCACTTCATTCAAGCGCAAGTACAGCGTATATAGAGAGCTTGCTGCGGTTATCCGAGAGATCGACAACTTCCTGGAAGTGGATGCAGAAGAATGGATACAAACCTCTTAATAGACGCGATCAACGAGATCCTATCAAGCAGGACCGGCAAAGAAGTATCTGTGAAAGTGTACGAGGAAAAGAGTTTTGGCAACGTGCAGGATCAAAAGGAAGGTCCCGAAAGGGGACAGCGTTACAAAAACGATCAACGCAGGCCGCGCAGAAAGCGTGAGCGTAACAAGGTCAAAGGTAATGCGTGAACGCCGAAGGACCTACATTGAAAAAGAAAGAGTTTTTAAATTGTACCGTGATGGGGTTCCGAGGGTAGAGATAGCAAAGCGAGTCGGCATCAGTGTCAATTCTGTGATTGGCATAATAAGCCGAGGATTCCAGGACGGTGACTTGCGAGAATATGTCATTTCAAGGGACGAACAAATAGTTCTGGATATGTATAATGCCGGCGCCAGTTACAAGGAAATATCCGAGGCGACCGGAATGACCGGAGGAACAATCAGTGCTGCATTAACGCGGCTAAGGAGAGAAGGAAAGGCGGGTTACAGGAAATGAAAGCGAAAATTGCAGGAACCTTGTTTTTGGCATGTTGGTTACTGAGCGCTTGTGGCATTGATACTTGTCTTGACTCTCCTAAAAGTTTGGCAATCGAGATTGTGGCGGCGGGAGTCGCATTAGCAAGCGCATGGAGTTTAAGCAGATAAAGGAGGAAGAACCATGGCAAATGAAGGCGAGAAAAACGGATCTGTCACAGAGTTCGTGATTATCTCAATGCAGGATTACATGAAGTTCGTCGAGATCAAGACGCGGTATACGATCCTTGCAGATCATGTGAAGTCAGTTCTGTCAAGAGGCGGCAGTCATTATGACTTCCAGGACGGGCTGTTTCGCGCGGTGATCGGTGAACCGGAGAAGAAAGAAGGTGATGCTGATGCTTGAAGGCATGATTCTGGATCAGTTCAAGGGAGTGCTCCACGGTGAGTACAACTTCCATGATCTTGTCAACATTTTGAAGGGGCCAAACGGCAGTGGCAAGTCAACCGTATTCGATGCTTTTATATGGACGTTCAAGGACAAGGACAGTAAGCTGCAGGCCGGTCCGGAGATCCACAATACCGGACTTGTAGAGTCGGAGCCCAGCGTAACGATCATCTGGAACAATCCGAGAGTTGTTTTCCGGAAGTACCAGGTTGACATGCGGACTAAGAAGCAGAAGGAAGAAAATGCTCCGCTTCGCATCGCCAACAAGTACGAGATCAACAGCGTCCCTAAGACTCAGAAGGATTTTGAGGCTGAGATTAGGAATATGGGGATCGACATTGACAACTTCTTATTCTTCGTTCACACGGAAGCGTTACTCAGGGAAACAAAGTCATCTATCAGGGAGTTTATTTTCCAGCTTGCAGGCGAGATTTCCGATGCCGATATTGCGGAGACAATGGCTGAGTGCGGCAGCGTCAGAGAGCTTTTGCAGCAGTACAAAGCAGACGAGATCGTTGCCATGAATAAAGCGACTATCAAGAGGTGTAACGACCAGGAAAAGGCTATTCCGAATCAGATCATTGGTTTGGAGAAGGCCAAAGTACCGGTTGATCCAAACCTCGCACAGAGGATTGAGCAGCTTAAAAGGCAGATCGATGAAATGACCGGACTGCTTGAAACACTCAGGCAGCACGCAGATACCAGCACTTATGAGAATGAAATACGGCAGATCAACATTGAAAGGACGACCGCTTACAACGAGGCCAATGCTGAGCGACTTAAAAAGCTGAATGAGGCCCAGGGTGAGATCAACAGTGCGAGTGCTGCATTGCAGGAAGCCAAGAACGAGCTTAACAGCATGAATAGCGCCGGCAGGAACATCAATGAAGGGTTCCGTTCGCAGAAGGTTATCAAGTCCAACTTTGAAGCACAGCTTGAAAAAGTCAAAGCTGAAACGTTTTCGGCCAATGATGTTTGCCCTACATGCGGTCAGAAGATTCCGGAAGAACAGATCGAGAACGCAAGAGCCAAGTGGCAGGAGCAGCACGACGCGCAGATTAAGAGTTTTGAGGATCGTATCAGAGCAGCCGACACCCTTATTGCAAGCTACACAAAGGACGGTAAAGGTCTTGCGGCAAAGAAGAAGGAAGCGGAGCAGAAGGTTGCAGAATGTGAGGCAGCGCTTGAAACGACTAAGGAAGCAGCGCTGATGTATAGCACAGCCATTTATCCAGACCTTTCACTGTTTGATACCAAGATTGCAGAGGTCAAAGCCAGGGAGCAGGCGGCAATTGAGGCAGCAAGTAAGGCACGTTCTGTCAACGCAGAGCTAGGAGCGGCAAGGCTGGAATATGACAGTGCCCTCAAGATGCTTGCGCAGCAGGAAAACAATAATCGGATTAACACTCAGATTAGAGAACTGAGAGAAGCGCAGGCTGGCTACGTTCAGAGTCGTGCCGATGCCGAAAACATCCTGTATCAGATGGAGTTGATCGGCAAGCGCAAGAATGAGTTGCTTTCCGGATCTGTCAACAGCCACTTCACGCGGGTTAAATGGAGGCTGTTTGTCACGCAGAAAAACGGGGAGGTCAAGGACGATTGCACGCCGATGGTGCTTTGTCCGGACGGTCAGTACAGAGATATGACATT